TCGTGAAAACGAGTTCGGCGGCGATACGTCGGGCGATCGCAAGGACGCCTCCGAGAAGGTCGCGAGCGGCTGGTCCGCTGCCGTGGCCCAAGCCAACAAGCGTTTCGGCTGAGCCGACACCCGATCTGAGGAGATCATCAGATGACTGTTCTGAACGAAGGCCGGCATCCCGGCGAATTCCTGATGAGCGAGGCCAACCGCCAGCGCTCGCGGGGCAACATCACCGTCGCCAGCGGCGCTGGCATCATCGCGCCGGGCACTGTGCTTGGCAAAGTCACCGCCTCGGGCAAGTACGTCGCTTCGGCGGTTGGCGCGACCGATGGCTCCGAAACCGCCGTGGCTGTCGCGCTCTATGGCTGCGACGCGACCTCTGCCGACGCCGACATCGCCGCGATCGTCCGCGACGCCGAGGTGAACGGCAGCGTGCTGACCTACCACGCCGATCGCGATCTGGCTGCCGAAAAGGTCGCCGCGAACGCCGATCTGGCCGCCGTCGGCATCATCGTCCGCTGACCCGCGGCTTGAACGAGAAAGGACACCCGAAATGTCGATCCTCAATGTTTTCTCGCAAGACGCATTCAGCGTCATGCGCCTCACCGATGCCCTGCGCGAGATCAAATACGTCCCCTCGCGCATCGGTCAGCTGGGCCTGTTCCAGTCGACCAGCATCGACACGCTCGACATCGCGATCGAGAAGGACAAGCAGCAGAACCAGCTGATCATCGGCGCGACGCCGCGTGGCGGCCCGGGCCAGACCTTCGGCAAGAACAAGCGCTCGCTGCGCACCCTGCGCGTGCCGCACTTCCAAGTCGACGACGCGATCATGGCCGACGAGGTCCAGCAGGTCCGCGCCTTCGGTTCGGAAACCTCCGTGGAACGCCTTCAGCAGAAGATCGCCGATCGCGCGGCCGAGGCCAGCCAGTTCTTTGCGCTGACCGAGGAATATCACCGCCTGAACATCATCAAGAGCGGCAAGCTGCTCGATGCCAACGGCGACGTGATGTTCGACTATTTCACCGAGTTCGGTGAAAGCGCGCCCACCGAGATCGACTTCGACCTCGACAACGCGAGCCCGGCGGAAGGTGCTCTGCGCAAGAAGTGCGCTGCGGTGATCCGCCAGATGGGCGCCATCCTCGACGGCCTGCCCTACACCGGCATCCATGCCTTCTGCGGCGACGCCTTCTTCGACGACCTGATCGCGCACCCCGAGGTCCGCGACACCTACAAGGGCTATGCGGAAGCCTCGACCCTGCGCTCGGCCTACGTCAATGCCAACGGCCAGCAGAACAGCTTCGGCTCGTTCGAGTTCGGCGGCATCACGTGGGAAAACTACCGCGGCGGCGGCTCGATCGGCGTGGACACCAACAAGTGCCACATCTTCCCGCTTGGCGTGCCGGGCCTGTTCCGCACCGCCTATGCCCCGGCCGACTACATCGAGACGGTCAACACGCTGGGCCAGCGCCTTTACGGCAAGCAGTGGGAGATGCCGAACGGCAAGGGCGTCAATCTGGAATTCCAGATGAACGCGCTTCAGTACTGCACCCGCCCGCGCGTGCTGATCCCCGGCAAGCGCACCTAATCGGTGCGCGACGCCATCCTCTGAAAGGACCGGACCCGTGGCTTCCATGTTTGACGATCTCGACGCAGCCCTTTCGGGCGCGATCAAGGGCGCCTTCGCGGAGGCTGCGGTCCACCGGCCGCGCGTTTCTGCACAGTATGTCGAGCGCGCGGCTGATCCGGATCGGCCGCAGCACCTGATCCACGGGGTGTTTTCCGCCGGCCCCGCCGACGACCAGCTCAAGGGCACTGCCCGGGGCTCCGAATTCTCCGGGACAACGCGCCTGTCATCGACAAGCGCAGAGTTCTGGATCGCCAAGGCCGAGGTCGATGCGCTGACCGCGCTCCCTGCCAAGGGCGATACGATCACATTCACCAGCCGGGCGCGATGCCCGGTTTACGCGGTTTCCGCCGTCCAGCACACGGACATGGGGGACCTGAACCTTATCCTCGTCTGGGAGGACCAGCCGATATGAGCTTGACCCGCCTTGCCATGCGCGTCGCGGCCGCCCGGGCGCTGCTGGACCGCACTCTGGCCGGGCCCCGGGTATTCGACAGCGCTGTCGATCCGATCGACCAGACCATCGCCGACAAGCGCCAGCCCCTGCTGGTTCTCACCACCGACGAGCACGAGCTGGAAGTCACCGGCCGCGACCTTGGCAGCGGCAACCACCGCTGCGAGCTGGTGATCGAGATCGCCATCGCCTCCCGGGTGGAGGTCCCTGCCACGGACGAAAGCGGTGGGCAGATCACGATCGCGATCCCGCACACCGACGAAGGCATGGAGCTGACACTCGACATCATGGAGCATCAGGTGCTCCGGGCGCTAAACCGCGACGACAATCCGTGGTCCCGCGTCTGGATGAAACTTGTTCCCCGGATCACGCGCAGCCTTTCCCGGCGCGGTGCGTCGGCAGAGAACGGCGTACGCTTCGCCGCCCGGCAGCTTGTCTTGAGTTGCGACCTTGTCGACACGCCTGTTTCAGGCGGGTCCGTGGCCCCCAACAGCGCGTGGGGCGAGCTTCTGGCGCTAATGGCTGCCGACCCTGCGCTGGCAGGCATCGCCAGCCTCCTGCGCGCCGAGATTGAAGGCGAGCTGCTCGATGAGTGGCGCCGCGCGGCCGAAGCGCTGGGCGTGCCGCTTGAGGTAGCCGATCAGATCGGGATCGGCCCCGAAACCGGGATTGCTGACGATCCTTCGTCGCTCACCGAAATCATCGTCGAGGGCGACCCGCAGCCGGTTGTGATCGACGAGCCGGAGGCTTGAGATGGCAATCCGCGAGCTTGTTGAGTTGGCCTCCCGGCTGACCGAGATAGAGCGCCGGATGGCCGGGATGATGCGCCACGGCACCGTGGCCGAGGTCGATCCCGCCACTCAGCGCGTGCGCCTGGACTTCGGCCCGGCCCACGGTAGCGAGGGCCGTTTTCTCTCGCCATGGGTGCCCTACGCCCAGTTTTCTGGTGCCCTGCGGGTCCACACGCCGCCCACGGTCGGTCAGCAATTCACCGCCATGTCGCCCACCGGAGACTTTCGGCAGGCGGTCGCGGTGCCGCTCACGCACCACAACGGCAACCCGAGCCCGTCCGGTGCCGGCGACCAGAACGTCGTGACCTATGGCAACGTGACGATGACGCTGGCGGACGATCTCGTCCGGAGCGAGATCGGCGGGCTGATCTTCGAGCTCAGCAGCGCGACGGCGCAGATCACAGTCGGCGGTGTGACCTTCAAGGTCTCCGGCGGCGGGGTCGAGATCACCGGCGGAACGGTCAAGCACAACGGGACCAACATCGGGGACACGCACACCCATACGGACACCCCGGGCCTCGGCGCCGGCACGACCAGTCCCCCCAACTGACGGAGGCTCTATGGAGCGCGACCACATCATGCAGTTCTTCGCATGGGGGCACTTGCCCCCACACCTTCAGGCCGTTTCGCGCCCGTTTGGTGAGCTTGCGGAGCAGATCGAGGCGACCGTGCCTCGGAACCCCGAGCGGACCGTCGCGCTGCGAAAGCTCCTCGAAGCCAAGGACGCAGCCGTCCGAGCCGTCGTCGCAAAGTGAAAGGAAAGACCATGCCGCGTTACGCGATCACCGAGAAGGCCGGGCGCTTCGTCGCCGGGCAGAACAACACCGGCGTCGGGACCGTCTTGACCCTGACAGAAAAACAGGCCGAGCACGAGGTCCGCCTTGGCAGTCTGCACCCACTCGACCTGCCGGCTGCCGAGGAGCCCGCCTCCAATGAAGGCAAGAAGGCCGGCGCAGGCAAAGGCAAGAAGGCCGCCAAGGCCGACCCGAAGCCCGCCGAGGTCGGCGATGATCAGGGCGGCGACGAGACCGGCGAGGGCGCTGGCGACGGCGAAGGCGCCCAGTAACGGCAACGGGAGGGCTGACCGATGGCCACGCGCTACACGAGCCCGTCGGTCGGCCTCAACGCCGCGACGGGCGGCGTCCTTGAGGGCTGGCCGCACGTCGTCCAGAGCCTGCAAGACATCTTCACAACCCGGTTTGGCGGCCGCGTCGTGCGGGAATGGTATGGGTCGTTCGTGCCCAACCTGCTCGGCCGGAACATCACGCCCAACGAGGTGACGCCGTGGTTTGCCGCCGTCACGTCCGCGATCGAGCAGTGGGAGCCGCGCTATCGCGTCACCCGCATCCAGATCGTTGAAGCCACAAGAGGCGGCGCGCTGCATTTCTACCTTGAGGGGGAGTATCGGCCGCGAGCCACCTTCGGGGATTTCACGGTCGAGGGCGCGCGGCGCATCGACGCCTATGCGAACCCGGACGGGGTTCTGATCGAGCAACGCGAGGCCGGGACATGAGCCGCTTCACCGCCATCAACCTTTCCGGGCTGACGCCTCCGGACATCATCGAGGCCCTCGACTTCGAGGCGATCGTGAAAGAAATGCTGGACGATCTTGTCGCGCGCTTCCCTGCCATCGCGGGCGTGATCGACCTCGAAAGCGAACCTGCCCGGAAGCTGATCGAGGCCTTCGCCTACAGGGAAATGCTTCTGCGCGGGCGGATCAATGATGCCGCGCGGTCGGTCCTGCTGGCGTCTGCATACGGATCGAACCTCGACCACCTCGCCGCGCTGTTCGCAACGCAGCGGATGAAGGTCGAGGACGCCACCGGCGCGCTGGTCGACGAGGACGATGATCGCCTCCGTCGACGGGTGCAACTTGCCCCGGAGGCGTTCTCGGTTGCTGGGCCCGAGGGAGCCTATGTCTTCCATGCGCTGTCTGCCGCCCCTTGGGCGCGCGATGCGACCGCGATCATGACCTCGCCCGGTCGCGTCCGCGTGACAATGCTGCGCGCCGGCGCTGATCCGAACCCGAGCCTCGCCGAGCGCGAGGCAGTCCGGTTGTCCCTGATCGCCAACGACGTGCGGCCGCTGACCGATATGGTCGAGGTGCTGGCCCCGCGCGTGCACCGGGCCTCTATCAACGCGACCCTGACGCTTTACCCCGGCCCCGACGGGAATGTGGTGCGCGCCCGCGCGCTCGCGGCAATCACGGATTGGGTCGAAGCCAACCGGATGCTGGGCATGAACCTGCGCCGATCGGCGATCTTCTCGAAGCTCCATCAGGAGCGCGTCCACTCGGTCGATCTCACCTCGCCGGCACAGGACCTCGTCCTTGGGCCAACGGAGGTCTATGCGATCGACGCCATCTCCGTGACGGTCGCAACGCTCCGCGATGAATAGGAACCCCGCCCATGGCACGAGAGACCCTGCTGCCGGATAACCGGGCTGCCTTCGAGGAGGCAGCGGACCTGACCGGCGCCCGCATTGGCGAGCTGCCGGTCGATCTGCGCAAGCTGGTCAAGCCCTACGAGGTCCCTTCCGGCCACCTGCCGTGGCTGGCTTGGGGTCTTGGTGTCGATCTCTGGGACAAGGACTGGGACGAGGAAAAGAAACGAGCCCGCACCGCGCGTTCGCTGCCGTTCCACGCGATCAAGGGCACGCAGAAGGCAATCGCCGAGGCGTTAGCCGTGGTCGATGTGGAGGCGCTGCGCTTCATTGTGCCGCCCGCCAAGACCTATCTCTCGCGCTCGCTGGCAGATGCCGAGCGAGAAGCCTTCCTAAGCCGCTTTGCCCAGCTGCGGGTCTATCCCTTTGTGGCGCGTGGCACGACGGGCGCCTTCGGCTGCTTCCTGTCGGTGAAGCGCGGCCTCGGTGTAACCTCGCTCGGGCCGGTCAATCCGGTGAGCCTTGAGGGCACGCAATATATCCGAACCGCCAAGCTGATCGACGGGGAGACCGAAACCGACCTGACGATCCGAACGGTGACGCCGGAAACCGTCGGCCGCTTCGATGCAACCGAGTACGACGAGGTCGTGCTTGCGCCCAAGCCGACCCGGGCGATCCACCTGAACGCCAAGCCCTCGGCCGCTTCCTATCTGGTGGACGATGTGGGGGTTCGGCGCCGGATCGTGCGCATCCCCCGGGCCGTGGACTACAGCTACCGGCTGGGCCGGGAGCAATACACCACTGTCCTGCCGGACGGCGATCTGATCGACGTGCGCCCGCAGTACATTGCCGAGGCGCATCCCGCGCAGTCGGCATCCGTGTTTCCCGGTGCGCTCGGTGCGCGGATTGAGGGGGCCTGCCTGCCCGCTACGGTCGCATGGCAGTATCTCTACGAGCGGTGGCATATCCACGACCCGAACCGCGCCTTTGCGGAGCGGTCAAGCACAACCCATCTGGGCGTCACCCGACTTGGGATGCCGCCCTACACCGCCGAGGCCCTGACACGGATCAGGGGGCGACGGGCGCCACGCAGCGCGGGGCCATTCGTCAATGGTTTCCTCAACGCGACCAGCAAGAAACCCATCGCCGATGCGCGCGAGGCCGTGCGCGTCTCGAAATCGCTCCGGGACAAAGTCCTGATCAACACCAAGACCTATCGCCTACCGAGGGCGGGCGATCGCTTCGACGTCGGCACCCTGAAAATCGGCGAATACATAGAGGTTTGAGACCATGGAAAGCACCGTCATCTATCGCGACCGCCAAGAGCTTCAGTCGGCCGATCTCAACAGTACGCAGGAGTTCGCTCGGGCCTCGATGGACCACATCGTGCGCGACGCCATCGAGGCGGGCAAAGGCTACTCCGGCTTTTCCGCCACAAAGACCGCGGCGACGGAGGTCACGATGTCCTCCGGCCGGCTCTATGCCGGCGGCGCCGTCTATGCCCGCAACGACGACGTGATCGTCGATCTGTTCAACGTGCTGCCTCTGATGACCCGCAAGCGGGTGGCCATCGTGGCCTTCGGGCAGGAGGTCGAAACGGACGTGCAGCCGCGCGACTTCCTGATCGACGCCCAGACGGGCACA